TACAACATCACCGCGACGATGCTCTTCGGCGCCGCGGTGGGCCGCGCCGGTTCCCTCGTCCGTCTCAAGACCGCCTAAGCGGTCCGAGGCAGACCCTAACGGGGGCCCCTACGGGGGCCCTCTTTTTTTGACCCTATGCCAAGGGTATGAAGACCTCGGACCTCATCGCGGACGCCAAGGACATCGTCGGCGACATGGCCGACCTCGCCCAGACCTGGACGGCCGTCGGCGGGACGCCCTCCTTCCAGGTCCTCATCGACGGCCCCAGCGTGTCGCAGGAGCTGGTCGCCGGCGGCTTCGTGGACAAGGTCTCGCACACGGCCCGCGTGGTCGCCTCGACGGCATCCTGGACCACGTCCTACGGCACGGCCTGCGCCGCGGCCATCTCCGCGGGGGCCCCTGTCGCCTCCCTAGCCATCGGCAAGACCCTCGTCGCGACCGAGCAGGGCAACCGCAAGTACCGCATCGAGGGGTCTACCTACAAGCCCGGCTCGGCTTGGGTCGAGCTGCAGGTGCGGGCCGAGGACGACCGATGATTACCTTCGGGATCAGGGTTAAGGAGAACAAGGTCAAGGGCGACCTCGGCAAGTTCCGCGCCTACCTCGGCAAGTTGACGGGCGACCTGTTGACGCAGGAGGCCTGCCTCACGGCGCGCGCCGCGCTCAAGTACGCTCCTCCGTTGGTCCAAACCGGCGGCAAGGGCGACACGGCTGCGGCCGGTCGCATGGGTATCCGTGCCATCGACAAGGACGTCCGCGCCATCTTCGCGGAGCCCGGCTCGACGCTCGCATCCGTCTTCGACAAGGGCAAGAACGCCAGGGCCCTTCAGAAGTTCCAGGCGTGGCGCACTCGGCCGCTGGCCAACTCATCCTCTACCCTCATGACCAAGTTGCATGAGGACACGGACGAAAACAGGGCCTTCAACAAGGCGGCCAACCTTTACGCCAACAAGCCCTCGCAGTCCAAGATTGTCACGTCACCCGCCGAGATGCGCTCGCTTCATGAGATTGAGCGCAAGAACGGCCGCGTCGTCCGCGAGGGCCGGCCCAGCCGGCAGGTCAAGCGATACCCGCACATCGTCGAGAAGGCCTCGATGATAAAGAAATACGTGGCCATGCGCGCATTGCAGGTCGGCAAGTTGAAGTCCGGCTGGTGGGAGGTCATCAACAAGTACGGCCGCGGCCTTGTAATCTTTGGTCGCACCGTCGACGCGGGGGCCAAGGGGCTTCCCAAGTACATCACTCGGCACAGCGGAAACGGAATCCTTGCCAAGGCCTTTTCCGGCAACTCCAAGAAGGTCACCATCAAGAACGAGCTCGGCGACGCCGACGGCGCAGGCCTCCGCGCCAAGACCTTCTCGCTCGTTATGCGTGACCGAATGGCCGCCATCGCCAAGCGCCCTTACCAGGTGTACGCCAACCGCATCGTTCGGAACTGGAACAACAACCAAGCCCCCAACGCCTAAACTTTATGGGAACCAAATCCATCCGCGAGATCGTCGAGACGGCCGTCCGCGCCCACCTAGTCGCCCAGACCGAGCTGACGGGCGTCAACGTCTACAAGGGCATAGAGGTCGCCACGGACCTCCTTCCCCTGGTGGTCGTCGACTGCGGCTCCGTGGCCAATCCCCCCGACCTCCCCGAGGGGCTGGGCAACTACCTTTGCACGGTCACCCTGCAGGTCTATTCCTCGGCTGACGAGGCCTCGGCCCTCTCGGTCCACCGCGACCGCTCGGCGGCGGTGCTTGGCGCCATGCAGGACCTCACCGCCCTCAAGGCCGCCTTCGTCTCCGGCGGCGACGCCACCCTCTACGATTGCAGCCCCGAGACGGTCGAGGACGGCAGGGGTGACCGCGCGCTGGGCACCCAGGGCACCTTCTCCCTGCTGGTCGTCCTGCCCGCTTGACGCGGCTCCAAGGGTATCACCTACCATGGCCGCCGTCGTCAAAGGAACCGCCCACGTCTACGGAATCTCGCCCGGGGTCTCGGCCCCCGCGAACATCACCGTTCAGTCCTACACCATCACCCGCTCCTTCGAGCTGGATGACAAGGTCGCCGACGCCTCGGGCCTCACCATCACCCACCGCCTCGACGGCCGCACCAACGAGATCAGCATCGAGGGCGTCCTTCAGTCTTCCTCCTTCTCGGTCGCCGTCGGTGACCGCCTCCAGTTCGCCGGCAACGAGATCACCTTTGACGGCGTGGTCACCCGCGTCGAGGACCGCGGCCAGAACAAGGGTTTCTCCCTCATCTCGCTGACGGCCGTGTCCTACGAGGGCATCACGACCTACTCCTGATTGACCTTCCTTCCTAGGGCCTAGCGGCCTAGACGCAGACCCCGCAGCTCGCGGGGTTTGTTGTTTCAGTTGACCTCGTTCTTGTCGTGCCGGACGCGGACGAGGACGGGGTGGCGAAGGGAGCCCGCGGCGGTGACCTCCTGGTAGCGGACCTCGACGAGGCGGCCGAGCATGGCGGCCCCGGCGCTGCGTACGGTGCGGGATAGGCCGATGCCGACGACCACCTTGACGCCCCTGCGGGAGACGACCAGCGAGCCGTTCCGCATGACATCGACGACCCGCAGGTCCTCGGTGTGCTCGGGCTTGGCCTTGGCCCAGACGCGCTCGCCCTGGACGTAGCCGGCCTCTGGGTCCTTGAGGACGATGCCCTCGTAGCCGGCGGCGACCGCGCGGTCCATCATGGTCTGCGTGTCCTCGGGGTAGCCGTTGTCGAGGGCGGGATCGTGCAGGACGGGGACAAGGAGCAGCTTGTCGGACTCAGGCGCCTTGGCGAAGGCGTGCTCAAGGACGGCGCGGCGCACGCGCCAGGAGCCGCCGAAGGCGGGCAGGTCGAAGACGTGCAGGACATCGCCGACGAGCTCGCAGTCGATGACAGGGTGGCCGATGGAGACCGCGGCGCTGGCGGTGTCGCAGGGCAGGTCGATGACGGTGCCGTTGCGCGTGTAGGCGCGGACCTCGCCGGCCTCGACCTCGACGATCGCGCGGACGCCGTCGACCTTGGCCTCGACGATGCAGTCGCCGGTGTCGCCCTGTTCGTGGACGCGGCAGAGGGTGGGCTGGATGCTGGCAGGCATGAGGGGACAGTCCTTTGCAGACCGCCCTTTGTCAAATCCTTTGTTTATCCTCCCATCCCCACCCCTACCAGCCCCTGCCACGGAATGCCCTATTAGACCCCCTTGGCTTGCCTTCTGCGGGGGGTATCCCCTATGGTCCGAGTCCTACGATGGACCGACGCTTCCTAGCCGCCTTTCTGACCCCTCGGGCGACCCGCCTCTGCGGCTACGAGGTCTACCCCTGGTGCCTCAAGCATCGGCTATGGCTCGAGGCCCTTGACCACCCTATCCTTGCCGGCAAGCCCTGCACCCCTGCGGACCTCATCTTCTTCGCCAAGGTCTGCGCCGAGAGGCCGGCTGGGGCGGTGACCCTCAAGGACCGATGGCAGCGGGCGCGGCTCGGCAACCCTCGGACCTTCGCCCGCGAGCTTGAGGCGGCCTACGAGCACATGAGACTCGGATGCTGGCCCCAGTTCTGGGAGAAGAAGGACGAGCAGGGCAGCGGCGGACGAAATCGTGGGATGCCCTGGGTGCTCTCGGTGCTCACGAATCTCGTCAAGGCGGGTCACACGCTCGAGGACGCGCTCAACTTGCCCGAGTGCCAGGCGATCTGGCTGTCGACGGGGGCGAGCATACAGGCCGGCGGCGAGCTCGACATCCTCACATCCGAGGACGAGGCGATGCTTGACGAACTTTCAAGGGTAGACCCTCCGCCCACCAAATGAGCCGCGCCATGCAGTTTGACATCGTCGCCAACGACAAGGCGACGGCCTCGATGCAGAAGGTGGAGCGTGCGGCGGAAGGGTTTGGCAAGAAGTTGTCCGGCTCGCTTACGGTGGCTGCGGCCAAGGCGGCGGCCATCCTCGCGACCATCCAGCGCGTCGGAGCGGTGATCGGCGAGCAGGTGGACGTGGCGGACGAGGCGGCGAAGCTCGGCGTGAGCATCGACACCTACCAGCGCCTGAAGTTCGCGGCCGAGCAATACAACGCCAGCGTCGAGGACGTCGCGAAAGGATTGGTGAAGGTCAACAACGTGCTCGACGAGGCGGCGACCAAGGGCGGCCCCAATGCGGAGGTCCTGCGCGCGCTCGGTTTCGCCCAGGACGACATCACGAACCGCGCCATCCGCACGGAGGAGGTCTACAAGCGTCTGGCCGAGGCCATAGCGGAGGCCGGGTCGGAGGAGGAGAAGTTCGCCCTCGCCTCCCGCGTCTTCGGCGACCGCATGGCGCAGACGATGGTCCCCATCCTTGCGGACTTCGACAAGTTCAACCAGGCGCAGAAGACCGTCCGCACGATGACGGACGAGAACGCCAAGGCCCTCGACGTATTCTCCGAGAAGGTGGCGGGCGCGGCGGCCGACGCCAAGGCCCTGTTCGGTGGCGCCATCGGCGCGCTCATCCGCAAGACTGGGCTGGCCGACGAGCCCCCTGCGCCTGTAGTCTCAGAGGCCGATAAGGAGGAGCGCAGGAAGCGCGGACAGGCGG